ATGTTTAATTTTCAATTTCCCTTTTTTCAGACAGAGCGAATTAACAAAGGAATAGAAAATGGTTTTATGACAAGTGAAGAATACATTTTAGAGCAGATAAAGGAATTTGAAAGTTCCATAAAAAGGCGAAATATGATAAAGGGTTACGAATATTTTACTGGCAGGCATGATGTACTTTTAAAGAAAAGGACAGCCATTGGCATAGGTGGAGAGCCTACAGAAATACACAATGTACCCAACAACAGAATTGTTGACAACCAATACAGAAAGCTAGTTATTCAAAAGGTTAATTATTTATTAGGCAAGCCTATAACATTAAACAGCAGTAATTCCAAGTTAAACAAGGTCTTAAAGGAAATATTTAATGCTGACTTTGATATGACATTAAAGGCTATTTGTGAGGACAGTTTAAACTGTGGTTTAGGTTGGTTATTTACTGGATATGACAGCAATGGAAATTTTGCTTTCAAGCGAATAAATCCATGGGAATTAGTTCCTATTTGGGAAGACAGTGAACACAAGGCTTTATCCTACGCCATAAGGTTTTATGATGTAGTCAATTACAAGAACAAGAAAAGGATTACAAGGCGAAAAATTGAGGTTTATGACAGAAAAGGTATAAGCAGATTTTACATAGACAGAGGAAAAATGGTACATGACGGCAAGGAGTGGTTTACGCCATATTTTTGTACAAGCAAACAAGGTTACGGTTGGGAGAAAATACCCCTTATTGCCTTTAAGTACAACCATTGTGAAGAACCTCTCATATTAAGGGTAAAGTGTTTACAAGACGGACTTAACATTTTAGAGAGCAATTTCCTCAATTCTATGGAAGAAGACCCTAGAAACACCATTTTAGTTCTAAAGAATTATGATGGCGAAAATCTAGGAGAATTTAGACAGAATTTGTCTACTTACGGTGCTGTCAAAGTAAGAACCATTGACGGTGCTATGGGTGGGGTTGAAACACTATCCATACAGGTAAATGCTGAAAATTACAAGGCTATAATTGATATTTTCAGAAAGGCTGTTATTGAAAATGGTATGGGTTATGATGCCAAAGATGACAAGTTAAGTGGCAATCCTAATCAGCTTAACATAAAGAGTATGTATTCAGACATTGACATTGACGCCAACAATAT